GTTGCGGATGCCACAGACAGCGTGTGACCATTTGTACCAAGCCAACTCATCCTTGGGATCTGGTTCGGGTGGTTCGGTTTCTTTTACCGGAATTTGCTGCTCCACTGGCGCTACTGGCGGGTGAGCGTAGAGCGGTGTCCAGTAAACGTCACGGGAGCGTGTTGCATTGAACGCCACTAGCTGCCCCTCCGGGCCAATGAAGGCTACCGGCTTTGCTTCTTTAAGCTCGGCAATGGCTGCGTCTAGGCGGTTAATCAACGTGACGGGGTGGAAGCCGTACATTCTGTGCGTCTCTTGTAAAGTGGTCCGCGCTTCCTCTAGTAACTCTATAAGGTTGGTCATCTCGTTATCTCCGCCAAAAGTTCTGAGCAGGCTTGCGCAACCTCGACGGCGTACTCGCGCTCCGCCTGGCTGATCTTGGCGCCCCCACCGACCTTACGCAGGAGCATGAAGGCACCGGTGAGAGGGACCTGGAGAGCCTGGGCCGTCTCGCGCGTGCTCCAAGGCTTACGCACGCGTGGTCCGCGCTGATCGTCAGGCCCCTTTGGCGGGAACAAGTCTGCCAGGTCGAGGCCAACCGCGCCAACGATGGCCTGCACGTCGCAGCCGGCGAAGCAGTGAATGAGAACGCGCCCATCCTGGGTCTCCAGGATTGATAGGGTTCGACTGTGCCCCTTACTGGTATGGGCCGGGCATACCGCGCGCCAATGCGGCGCCCGGCCCTGAACACGGTCCAGTTTGTCGATGAGGGCATCGGCCGCCATCAGTTGTTGATCATCACGTCGGTGTAGCCGGGATGGTGTTCACCGCAAGACAGGTGACCCTCCGTGTTGGGGAACGTGCTCATGCTTTGGGCCATACCGTTGCTGTCCGCGCCGACGAAAAAAGCGATCGGCGGATGCGCCCGGCATTGCTTGGCATTGGCGGCAAAGTGACGGCAGGTGCTGCAGGTGTCTTTCATTGATAGCCTCCGAGGACTGCGACGACGATACAGACGATGAACAAGATGGCGCACGCGGCGATGACTCCGTCGGTGAACTCGTCCTGGTCGTCCGTGTGTTTCACGCCGCCGCCTGTTGATGGTGTGTGTTGGTTTCGTGGGACGGGAGCCGCGGATCCAGGACGGTTTCCACTTTGAAGCCAAGCATCTCGACGAGCTTGACCTCTTCGTTGGTGAAGGTGCCCTTGCCGGCAATCTTGGCGAGGATGGCCGCGTTGTCGTTTGCCGGGTAGCAAAGGACGCGCCCGTAAACGTTGCGGTAGAAGACTTGCACGATCATGGTGGAACCTCCTGGTGGTGTTGAACCGCAATCAGTCGATGGCGGCGATGAAATCTGCGTACTCGGTGCCGCGCTGGCGCTGGACGTAGCCGATGGATCCCTTGGTGCCATTGAGCACCTCGAACCGGCTGGGGATGCGGTTGCCCCAGTAGTCTGTCGTGGCCTCGCGGCCCAGCAGGCAGTAGCCGTTCTCGATCGCGGCCATCATGGTGCGGCCGTACGAGCCCTGGAACTTCCAGGCCGTCAGGCTGTTGATCGCCTTCTGGACTGCGACGTGCATCTCGTCCTCGTCGTCGCAGGTGTCCTCGAGTGTCTTTATGTCTTCCAGTGTGAATGCCATTGCCAGTTTCCTTTGCTCGTTATGTTAGGTGCTGCTCGTGCCAGTGTCAATCGCAGGCTCTGGGATGATCCGGACCCTACAGCCGGGCCTGGTTCGCTCCAGGTGGCGTTTATCGGCGAAGAGGTATCCGAGGCCGTCCCCCTTGGCCACGTCGACCCAGAGGCCGTCTTTCATGATCTGGAGCATGTATCCCTGGGGTTGGGACTCTTTCATGCCTCTACCACCTTGATGCAGAACAGGCGATCTGTGGAGAACTTGCCACCGGCGACCGCGACCTCGACCTCGTCGACCTGGCGGTAGTCTTGGTCGTACGAGGACCACCAGTTCTCGACGGACCTGGCTGGCGCGTACGGCATCAGGAGCTCACCTGTTGTTGCGTGGACGATCTTGTAGCGGCAGGCCATGTCAGTAGTCCTCCTGGGTTTGTTAGGCGTAGGCTGTCCAACGGGATTCGGTGAAGTTGCCGGTGGCCGGGTCTGGCTTGTGGAGGCGCGCGTAGCAGCCCCAGTGGAAGATCTTGATCGACGGGTCGCCGTTGTAGCCTGGCAGGACCTTGCGGCGCAGGGGCTTGGCGTTCTCCAGGAAGTTGCCTGGCGCCGGCGTGCAGGTGCCTTGCATGTAGGCGTCCTCGTTGCGTGTGGCGTACCCGATCTCGCGCACCTCGACCATCGACTTGCCGACCAGGGCGGTGACCTGGAAGTAATCGATGTTGGTCTGGTCGTATCCCCAGGAGGCTCGCAGGATGTCGCCGACGTTCAGGCTGTGGGTCTTGGAAATTGTCATTCGTGTCTCCTTGGGCCCCGTGGGGCCCTGTTACAAGGTTAGAAGCTGGGGTCGCGGTATTCTTCGCGGGCGCCGATCCGGATCCCGTTGCCGCCGGTCTTGCGGTACTTGCCGGTCTCGAGGTTCAGGGCCACCTCGTGCCAGAAGCCGGTCTTGCGGTCCTTGCGGTAGGTGGTGCGGGTGGCGCCGGGGCGGCTGGTGAACTCGTACTCGGCCGATCCGTCCAGGCAGGAGCCGGCGACCACCTTGGCGTCGTCGCGGCTGACCTCGATCTCGAGCGACCAGAGCTTGCTGGTGAGCTCCTTGACGGCGTGGATGGTGGCGGCGTAGCGGTCGGTCCAGGCCAGGAGGGTGGCACCCATCCCGACTTCGGGGGTGGGCTCGCCGATGACGCCGCGCGAGTGCAGGTGGTTCACGATGGAACCGGTGGCGCTTCCGAGCTTGAGCATGCTTTGGTCTCCTAGAAAGGGATGTCGTCGAAGTCGTAGCTGGCCGCCGGGGCCGGGGCCGGGGCCGGGATCAGCGGGCCAACGAAGCCGGCCTCGCGTTCGTCGCCGCTGTATTCGGCCAGGTAGGCGCGGACGCTTTCCTCATCCCAGGCGATCGAGCCGTTGCAGCAGGCGTAGCAGGTGTAGGGCATGCCAGACTCGTCCAGGTCCATGTGCCAGGCATCGCCGCAGGCGGGGCAAGAAACGTGGGCCATGTTTTGGTCTCCTTAGAAGGGCAGGTTGAAGTGTCCGGCCATGGGGCGGCCGACCAGGTTTTCGAGCTTTGCAAGGGTGGCGCGCGCGTGATCGATCGATTCGGGGTGCAGGGTGCCGGTGTCGCTGTACTCGTTTTCGAGCACCGAGAGGGTGTAGCACTCGCCGCAAAGTTCCACGACCGAGGCGTCGCCGGCGCCTCTGGTGAGGCGGTGGCAGAGCCCGCAGTTGTAAACGCCGCGGCCGGCGTGGAAGTGGTTCATGTTTCTCATGTTCAGGCCTCCAAGGTGACGGTGAGGGCCTCCGGGAGCCAGGCGCTGGCAACCGCGAGGAGGACAAGGGCAAGGGTGGTGAGCATTTCGACCTCCTGGAACCGGGGAGGACCTCCCTCCCCACAACCCCGATACTAAGGCTTCCAGTTGGGCCTGTCAAGCCTAGGTAAGACCTAGGAAAGCCAGGCTTATCGGCGTGCGTCCATGTCGTCGGTCCAGTTTTTGGGGACCATGGGCCGGCGCACCAGGAGTTTGTCGCGCTCGTCCCTGTAGCAGACGTAGACGCATCCCTGGCTGTGGTCTCCCCGATGCCAGGTGCCCAGGGTGTCCCATCCGAGCTCGTTGATGAGGGCGCGAGCGGCCTGGTCGTGGTTCTCGTTTGCGCTGAGGCCCCAGTCCCACGGGATGGTCTGGCTTGATCCTCCGGAGGCGGTTGCCTTGATCCTGGACTGTTTGTGGTTGGTGCAGGGGAGCCTCTTGGTCGATATGGTTTGCATCAGCGGATCCTTTCGATTGTGTGGATGGTGGCGCCCATGCCTGCGAGGGCTTCGGCCTTGTGGACTTGCGCGAGTGCTGCTGCCGTTTTCCAGGCGTTCAGGTCGTTTGCCGCGACGGTCTCCACCTCGAGCGGCGTATCGTGGTTGTTGAACGTGACGAGGAAAATGTACCGGTGCCAGGCCATGTTCAGGCCTCCTTGATTGCGGCCACGACGTTCCTGGCCAGGGTGATGTTGCGGGCATGCTTGTTCATGATGCTGTGCCGTCCAGGTGTTTGCTTGTCCCCCAGCGGGTCGTTTTGCGCAATGATCTTGAGGGCATCGAGCAAGACGGCCTGCGTGTTAAAAGCGTGCTTTATTTTTCTGGCATCCTCCAGGCTGCCGATGATGCCGATCTCACGGTCACCCATTCCGATCGCGTACTCGCCGGCAGCGTTTTGCGCGAACCAGAGCGTGTCTTCCATGTTCAGGCCTCCTTCTTGACTTCGACGAGGACGCCATCGACGAACGAGTAGTTGACCGGATCGTCAACCTCGACCGCGCGGCAGTCGTCCACGAGAATCCACCGGCACCGCAGGTCCCAGGCGTTTTCCTGGGCTTCCTTCTGTGTTGCGAATACCAGGGCGTTTTGACTCCACTGGCCTTGCACGAGCACTTCGGGTTTCCATGACATGTTCAGATCTCCTTTGGCTGGTTGGCTTTGGCAATAGCGGCGCGTGCTTCGGAAACAATTGTCACAAGCATCCCCGCGCCAATTTCCCCGGCGTTAGGGTTAAGCGCGGCGACACGTTCAAGCGCCGCAAACATATCCGGCGCTGCCGAGATAAGGAGGGCGGTAGCCAGCCCCTCCGCGTCGTCGTCGGTCTTGCAGATTTCGCTGCCGTCCGACCCCTCGATGCCGTTGCGGCCTGACGCGGTTTTGTAAATCTTCCACGGGCCGGGTGCGTGATTGGTGGTCATGTTCAGATCTCCTTTGGTTAGTTGGCTTTGGCTTTGCTGTAGTGCTTGAGCAGGCAGAACAGGGCTTCTCCGAGCGTCGGGCTGTCGAACCCTTCGCGACCATCCTTGTACGAGATCACCCAGACATTGCGCTCCCCAAAATCCGCCTCGAAGGCCTGGCCCAGGGGGCTGGTGAGCTTCCACCAGGCGGTGGAGTGCGGGATGGAGGCGTTCTGATTGACCGCTGTCCACCCGGCCTTTCTCAGGTCACCGATCGTGGCCCTGATATCCGCGAATCTGCTTGCCACGTTCAGACCTCCTTCTTGATGGCGCCGATCTTGACCGCGGGGACCACGACGGACTTGGTGTGCTCGGCCAGGATGGCTCCGAGCTCTACCGGGTTCAGGCACAGGACGGTGGCCAGGTATTCGATGACCGCGTCCTTGTCGACCACCTTGGTCGTCTTGGGGTAGACCAGGGCCTCGTAGGCGGACCCGGTGAATCTGGCCGAGACCGTCATCCAGTCGCCGGCGCCATCAATCAGGGCCGCCTTGAGGCCGCTGTCCTCGTCCGAAAGGGCGCGCTTCTCGGCAGCGATTTTTCCCAACCGATCGACCACCGTTGCCGCTACTTCCATCGCAAATCTCATCTGAACCTCCTATCCAATCGACGCTGTGGAGTGAATGACCGGCTCACCGTCGCGCTCAGCGATCACGACGTGGACCTCGTGGGCCGCCCTGGTACCAGCCACACCAAAAGACGCTCTGGCACGCTCAACAGCCTCAAAAGACGTGCAGGCCTCAACCTCGATCCTGCGGTGTCTGAAAAACCCGATGTATCCGTCCATCTCCAACCTCCTGTATCTATCAACCACAGCTAGACAGTAGCACGTCTAGTTATGCCTTGCAAGTACTAGGGATGGTATGGAATAGGGGGTCTTGATCCTGGTAATTCGAGGGTATGATCCTGGCCGTGGGGACAGACGCCCGGCCGGCGGCGCTTGTGCCTAGTACGCAAGCTAACCCACACCTTTTCGACTTACTAGGAGTCACGCATGACCAAGACCTTCCCACCACTGCGCGTGGTGGTCGCCTCATCACATCACGATGGGGCAGCACGATGAGCTCACAGTTCTACGATCGCCTCGTCCGCTGTGACATCCTCACCTCAGAGCGTTACTGCACCCTGCCAAGCGACACCTACCGCCTGGCATTCAGAGACCTGGTCCATCTGGCAGATGACTTTGGCAACCTCGAGCTCAACTTCTTCCGCATCCTGCGCACGTTCCAGGTCTGCAACTCGGTCAATACCAAGGAAACACTGGTCGACGTGCTCGACAAACTCATAGCAGCCGACCTGATCAGGACCTTCCAGGAACAGGAAAAAACCTGGATCCACATACCGCGACACGACAACACCAGGCGGTACAAGACACGCAAAACACCCATGTCCAAATGGTGCGACCCAAACATCAGGTCAGACCTCGAGAAACGCATGGGCTGGCCAGCAGGAGCACAAACAAACCCAGAACTAAGACACGATTCAGATGGCGCTGTCCAACAAGATCAACGTGTTACAGATAAATCTGCGGCAGATCTGCGGCAGATCATCGGTGGATCTGCCCATGATCTTCGGCTAGGTGTAGGTGTAGGGGTAAAACAACTACAAGCAGCGGCCGATCCAAAGCCGGCTCCTGCACCCAGCCATGATCCCGATCCAGGACAAGACCAGAACCAGGCAGAGACAGCCGTGATCCCCGTAAGCACCGGACGTGGGTCCAGACTCCCCAAGAACTGGGCCATCTCAGAACCACAACTGCTCTGGGCTCTCCAGTACTGCCAGGGCTTGGATATTCCCGCAACACGCGGCGCTGTGCTCAGAGTTGCCGACGCATTCAAGGACTTCTGGCACAGCAAGCCTGGCTCTGCAGGGCTCAAGCTCGATTGGAACAAGACCTGGCAGGTCTGGGTGCGCAACGAGTCCTGGTCGAAGTACCTGGGCAAGGACAAGCAGGGCGGAGACGCAGCCCAGCGCATGGGACGAGCCATCTAGCCTGTGGATAACCTGTTGCTTCCATGCCTAATCGACCACTACACGCCATGCAAACCCATGCCTTTGCGCGTAAGCCTTTGATTAGTAAGGTAAACGCAATACTGAAAACAGCTATTTTCAGAAGTGATGTAACGAGCGGGGTGCGCCGCTGGCTCGGCCCTGATGCGCGCCCTCAGGAGCGATCGGGATGGCCGGCGGCTACCCACCTACCAACCCACCTGCGATCGTGCAGCCAGCGGGCTATACGCAAGCCGGATGGGCATCGGCGATGGCATGACTTGCCTGGACTTACGGCCGGCCTGGCCTGACCATCCGGCTGCGGCGCTCCTGGCAGTTCGGGCTGGCAGATTCAGCTGGCGGCTGGGGGTCGAAAACCCTGGCAAAAAAGGCCCTCTACCCCCAGATCGATAGTCACCCCCTCGCCTGTGTTGGGCAAATTTGTGGTGGGTTCTGGCCTATGAATTACAGGGCCCAGTGTGGCCTAGCAGGATCAGTTATTGGATTGATGGTGCGGCGTGTGGTTGGATTTTGCTGGGATGAGTTGTGTGTGTGAGGGGTAGTTGTGGTGGTGTAGCGATGGAGTGGTGATGGGTTTAGGATGGCGGGAAGGCGTGGTGCTTCCTCGGAGCTCCCTGGGCGGAACCGGAATCCATGCGGATGTGTGGATCAACTTTCAACGACTAGGAGATTTCCATGAGTGGTATTGCTGCGCAGATTGCGACGACGGTGGGTGTGGTACCTGGTGTTACGCCTGCTGATCCTTTGGGTGTGACGGACAGTCCGAGTTATTTCCAGGTTGCGGCTGACCTGGGTGTGGCGCCGAGCGGTACGGTTGCTGCTTCGGCGACGTTGGGCAATGTGACGTTGGGCACGGCGTTGGATGCTGTGTATGGTCCGACGAACAACAACTGTCCTGGCATTTGGTTGTATTTGCCGGCTACGGCGCTGGCTGCTCCGTACAACGTGGCGGGCTGGTACTGGTGCGTGATGTCGAGCACGACTGTTGGGACGGTGTACGGGGTGAGCCCGCTCAATGGTGGGGTGTCGCAGAATGCGATTTCCTCGACGCAGCTGGGTTCGGCGAATCCGTTTTCGCCTGGATCGCAGGTTGGTTATTCGTATTGCTGGGCACCTCCGACGGTTGTGTCGACGCAGATTGCGACGGGGTCGGGTGCGGGTTATACGGGCGTGACGACGGCGGTACCTGGTCCGGTGTTTCAGCTGCAGGGTTCGACGGTGACGGCGACGGGTTCGTTGTCTTTTTCGGCTGCGGTGTCGGCGACGAACTCGGCTGGTGCGAAGACGGTTCGCGCGGTGGTTGCGAGCAATGCGTTGTTGACGACTGGTGCTGTGACGGTTGGGACGCAGGCTTTGACGACGGGCGTGTCGGTCAACAGTTTGCTGGGCCAGTTGTTCATGAACGGTTCGGTGACCAACTCGTGGCGTTACATTTCCGGCACTGGTGGTGCTGTTCCTGGCTTTGGTTCGTTGGACATGTCGCTGACGCAGTATGTTGGCCACACGTTCCAGCTGGCTACGGCTACTGACTGGGTGATTGCTCACCTGACCAACATCACGGTCTCGCAGTCCTGACCTTCGTTGATGTACCCGGCCGGCGTGTGCTGGCCGGGTTTCTTTGGAGGTTGATATGGCCACAGCCATACCAAGTGCAAACCCGAACGTACCTTTTGGTCTTGGGGCACCCACGGGCGTGGGGCAGCCCATTCAAGTTTTATCCTCGGCGTCTCCTTCTGCGACCATTACGAGTACCGGTGTTGTAGGCAACGTCCTGCGCAAGATCCGGGCGAGTATGGCGGCGGCGCAAGGTAACAACCCGGACGAACTGCAGCCGCTTGTGGCAACCCCGGCGTGGGCGGCAACTACGGCGTATGCGTTTGGCGCCGTCGTGACTATCAGCGGCATACCCGCTTAAAGGACCGGCATGGACTACAGCAAGAAGGATGGCGGCACCCGCGTACACGACGCGATGAAGGCCCGCACCCTGGCTACAGGGATCGGCTCCAGTTTGAGCGCCATGCGTGAGCACGGATCTCATCGCGCCGCTCGAGTGATCGAAGGCATCAAGCCGGGCCAGCTGGTCCACTCGCGATCCCTTGAGCCGCACGTCAAGCACCGTGATGCCATGGCCCAAGAGCATGCCAGGCAGCGGCTGGAAGAACCGCTCACCTCTCCCAGCCGCGTCGTGAATAATTTCCCCATGACGTCTGGATCCTGCTCCCAGGAAGAGTGCGGTGTTGCCCAGCCCAAGGCCGGCTTCAAGAACACCAGCAACGATCAGGGCGAACAGACCCGCGTGCCGACCACTGGACGCGTCAGGAAGCCCAAGGTGCCCAAGGTTCAAATCGAAGGTACTGCGAACTAGCCATGACGTTTGCGTCTCTCCCAGGGGCCATACGCCGCTCCAATCCGGGTTACAACGCGGTCGACCAGATCGTGGAGGAGCTCACGGAGTACGAGTGCGACCCGGAAGGTTTTGTCCACTGGGCGTATCCGTGGGGAGAGCGCGGCACCCCCCTGGAAAAATTCAAGGGACCTGACAATTGGCAGGTGGAGACCTTGCGCGAAATTGGATCTCGCTTGCGCGCGGCCGGGGATGAGGGTTGCGTGATCCAGCTGGCCGTGCGTTCCGGCCACGGTATCGGCAAGTCCGCTCTGGTTGGGATGCTGGTCGACTGGTCTCTTTCCACCATGGCGCGCACGCGTGGCGTTGTTACGGCGATGACCGAGCCGCAGCTGCGAACCAAAACCTGGTCGGAGATGGCCAAATGGCACGCGATGAGTTTGGCTCAGCACCTGTTCGAGGTGCAGGGCAGATCGATCATTGCCAAGGGAATGGACAAGTCTGGCCAGGAGCTCTCGCGTGTCTGGCGGATAGACGCTATTCCATGGAGTGTGAATGCCCCGTCCGCGTTCGCTGGTTTGCACAACCTGGGCCGGCGCATCATCGTAATCTTCGATGAGGCTTCCGAAATACACGACGAGATCTGGCGCGTGACGCGAGGCGCGCTCACCGACAGGAACACACAGATCATCTGGCTTGTCATGGGCCAGCCCACCCAGACCAGCGGCGAGTTCTATCGCTGCTTTCAGGGTAGCGAATGGATCCACCGCACCATTGACTCGCGGGAGTCATCGTTCTCGAACAAGCAGATCTTCGAGCAGTGGAAGGAAGAGTATGGCGAAGATTCCGACTTTTTCCGTGTCCGCGTCCGCGGGCTTCCTCCTCGTGCAGGTATCAGCAATTTCATTAGTGCTGAGCATGTCCAAAGTGCTCGCCGCCGTGAGCTTGAGCGTTCTCTATGGCAAGCCTTCCCCAAGAGAATGTCTATCGACCCCGCTCGCTTTGGGGATGACTCCTCCGTCATCTCGGTTCGGCAAGGACAAAAGCTCATCGGCCAGTGGAAGTATTCCGGACTCGACGGCCCAGACCTTGCGTCTCGTGCCGTCCTCGAGGTGTGGAACAACCACCGGGATGTCACCGGCTGTGCGGTCGATGCGATTGGCATCGGCGCGTCGTGCTGTGACGCTCTGCGACGGGTGCAAGGTTTTCCCCTTATCGAGGTGAACGTTTCGGCCCCGGCCGGTGACGACACCACATACTTCAACTTGCGCGCCGAACTTTGGGGGCGCATGAGAAAGTGGGTAGAGACGGCCGAGCTACCAGACGATGACGATCTGGAAAACCAGCTGTGCTCTATCAAGTATGGGTTTGACGGCAAAAGTCGAATCCAGCTTCAGAGCAAGAAGGACCTGAAGGGGGAGGGCCACCCATCACCCGACCTGGCTGACTCGCTGAGCCTTTCGTTTTTCGAGGACGTGATCCAGAGGAAGCCATCCATGAAGGCCCCACAAATGCCAACGCGCACCCGCCTGGCCAACATATGGAACCGGAGAAAATAATGCTCATCTTCACCGTGCTACTCATCACCGCAGCCGTCCTTATACTTGCGGCAATCTACTGGGCCGTAAGACACGAGTCCACCGCCAAGAAGGTTGCGGACGACATTTCCGAGGTCGAGAAGAAGATAGGGGAATAACATGTCTGGACAGCAAATGGCGTTGACGGGCTACAAGTACGCCCACATCGCATCGAACGGCACTTTCAACATCATCACATCGTTGCCCCAGGTCAACGGCGTCCTGGGTCTATTTGCCGGCGTCGCTCTCAATTCTCCTGGATCCTCGTGGACGTTGACGGTGTACGACGGGCCCAACGGTACGGGCAACGTGGTTGGCGTGGTTAGTTCAGTCAATGCAACACCGCCATCCAATTTCCCGCTTCAGTTGACGACGGGCCTTTCTGTTGTTGCCTCCGGCACAACTCCGGGCTCTGCGACAGTGGCATATTTCTGACATGGGCTCCCGTGGCGGCGGGGCAACGGAAGAAGAGTGTGTCGATGCAGCCATGGACGTTATCGCTACATTGTGCGCTGCCAACGGTGGCTCCTACAGGATCACCGTCCCAGACCACATTCGCGAGGCCCAGGGCGATCTGGTTATACGGGTTATCAACCACGACACGCTTGAGTTCTCTTACCTACCGAATGGATTGAGCTACCAATGAGCTCCGGATACACTGGTTCAGGTTCGCAAAGCACGGGGCTGCAGATAGCCCCGCTCGTGCTATACAAGCCGAACCAGTCTGAGGACCCGCACACAACGGTCCCAGAGCAAAACATTTATCCATCCATCGAGACGGAAAACATCCTGGCCGGCCATGTTCGCCAATGCTGGCAGCGCAACAAGATCTTCAAAGAGAAGATCCAACTCGAGCTCCTGCAGTGCCTGCGCGCCAAGAACAACCAGTACTCGCAGTCCGAGCTAGCCCAGATGCAAAACAACGGCGGCTCAAATTTTGTGTGGCTGCCTCTCACCGAGACAAAAACGAGAGCTTGTAGCGCCTGGATGCGGGAGGTCCTTCTTCCGGTAGGAGATAGGGCCTGGCAGCTGACCCCATCACCGTTGCCAAAAATGCCTCCCGAAATGACCAAGGTGCTCATCAAGAAAGCGAGCGATGAGGCCACCAAGACGATGCAGGAGCAGGCACAGTCCACCGGCATCATCATGACTCCGGAAGAGCACGCCGAGCTCGCCTGGGAGATGCACAACCAGATGCACGACAAGGTCACCAAGCAGGCATTGAAACTGGCAAACCAGACCGCCACGCGCATGGAAGACCGGATCGAATCCCAGATGCAGCAGGGCGGCTACTACCGGGCAATGGACGAGTTCATCGAGGACTTCTCCGTCTACAAGGCCGCCATCCTTTGCGGGCCAATCCAGGAGCGCAAGAAGACCCTCGAGTGGCTGCCTGGCTGGAAGTGTGGCGTCAAGAACGAACCCATACCTACCTGGAAGCGCATCGACCCGTTCGACGTGTTCCCGGCACCGTACGCAACCGACTGTCAAAAGGGCGACTTCCTGGTGCGCCTGCGCTATCGCCGAGACGACCTGTACGCCTGCAAAGGCATACCGGGCTTTCGCGACGAGATGATCAACGAGTGCTTGCGCGCTTACAGCAACGGTCACCTTGAGGCCTGGCTGTGGACAGAGGCCGAGCGTCAGCGCCTTCAAAACGAAACGATGTACACCTTCTTGTCCCCCTGGGGGATCATCGATGCCCTATGGTATTGGGGTTCGGTGCCAGGATGGAAGCTGCAGTCCTGGGGTATAGAAGGCTCAGAGAACATGGACCCGTACAAGGACTATGAGGTGGAAGCCCAGGTCATCGGGCCGTACGTCATCATGTGCCGCCTTAACCCCGACCCCATGGGCCGTCGTCCTTTTTGGAAAGCCTGCTATTCAGCAAAGCCGGGAGCTTTTTGGGGGCATGCTGTTCCTGAACTTGCTGAAACGGCGCAGAAGATGTGTAACGCTGCGGCATGCGCGCTGGCTGACAATATGGGAATGAGCAGCGGTCCAATGGCTTGGGTTCACACTGACAGGCTTGCAGACGGAGAGTCATCGGTCGACGTATACCCTTGGCGGGTGTGGCAGCTAAGATCGGATCCTACCCAAGGCGTCAATCCTGGTGTTGGATTCTTTCAGGCTGATAACAACTCGATGCAGCTGCAGCAGATCATTGACAAATACGATCAGCGCGCTGACGACGATACCGGTATCCCGCGATACACCTACGGTGACGCGCAGAACGCCGGCGGAGCCGCCGACACTTACGCCGGCCTCTCCATGCTGATGAACAACGCGGCCAAAGGCCTGCGCCGCGCTATCAGCAACGTCGACATGTACGTCATCCAGATGACGTTGCACATGACCTACGAGCAAGAGATGCTATACGGCGAAGACCAGACCCTCAAAGGCGACTGCCATATCGAGGCCAAGGGAGCGGCATCCATCATCGTCAAAGAGAGCCAGCGCCAGGGTCGCATGCAGGCACTTCAGATGGTTGGGCAAAACCCGATGGCAATGCAGATCGTCGGTCTCACCGGGTACGCCAAGCTTTTGCAAAACGCTCTTCGATCCATGGATGGTGCGGACGACGACGTCGTGCCGGACGAAAAGTCCGTTCAGCAAATGCAGGACCAGCAGACCCAACAACAGCAGCAGCAACTTCAACAAGAGCAGGCCGCAGCCGCCGCTCAACAGAAGTTCACCGCGGATCAAAACGAGGCCGATCGGCAGACCAAGATTCAGGTTGCCAACATCCACGTCGAGGGTCAGCAAAAAATCAAGGGAGCAGAGATCGGGGCAAAACACGCCCTGGAGCAATCAAAGCCCAAAAGCATTCAGTTCCATCACGACGAGAAAGGCAACATCGTTGGCATGTCTCAGAGTGATGGTTCTCAGCCTGCCGGTGGCGGCCAGGCTGCAAAGCCGGCGGAGAAAAAAGGGACAAAATAATGGACGCACCAGTTTCCAGAAACATCAACATATCCACCCCAGATTCAAATTGGATCGGCTTCATGGTCGGCGATCGCAAGGTGTTTCGCGTATCTGACCAGGGTGTGGTTGACATCGTCATGAGCCAGGAAGAACTTCACGAAGTATGGTTGAACGGTCCTGATACACAGGCCAAAATGTTCGCCGCTGTGCTTATGCAACTCAAGGCTCTTCAGCGACGCCTGTATGGAGAAAACCATTTGCTGATCGCGCAAGACATGCGCGGCTTGTTTGGCAAGCTTCATCGCGGACACGGGGAGACCGTGCTGTGACTCTCGAGGAGCGTGCCGAGTTTGAAGCCACGGAGCGCGATGCCGCTCTGTGGAGATATCTGCAGAGTGAGGACTTTCGTTCTCGCGGCAGTGACGATCCGGACATTGTTTTGTTCGATCGAAAAAGTGGGGCCCAAATACCCGTAGAAGTTGCTCGACAGAAAATCGAGAAATTCTTGGGTGTTGCCATCACTGTGTGACGTCAATTAACCCAGGAGAACAACCATGCTGCTCTACGGCGTTCGGGCTCTTACCACAGCCCTCAACACGGCCAACGATCTGTTGACCATAACTGGCGGAGCGACTCGCTCTTGCTTCATCACGGAAGTCGATGCGGAAGGCGCCGGCACGTCCTCGACGTATGCCGAATTCGTTTTCCAGCGCGTGACCACTGCCGGTGTCACGCCGGTAGCTTTCACGCCTGTGCCGATCAACCAGGCCGGATCCGCATCCTCTTTTACTTGCGCGACCGGTTGGACCACCCAGCCGGTTGTAACCGCCAACACGCAGCTGCACGCGTTTGGTATTAACGTGAACGGCCAGCGTTACTTCTGGCGCGCGCAAAACGTGTATGACTGCATCCCCGTCCAGGGCGGCGCAAACGCTGCCGCACAACTTTCGATCCGTCCGACCGTCACAGGTTCGAGCAACGCTTCGATGCGCCTGCGCGTAGTTGAGGTCTAAGAAACGTCGTAGTACCCGCCGGGGCCACTTGCCCCGGCGGTTTCACCGCGGCCTTGTCCGCTTGAAACACCCCGCCCGCCCGGCCTAGACACGGGGGGCACGCAGCAAGGGCTCCCTTCGTGGCCCAACGCTGGTCTTTCGTAGCTGCTGGAACCACTGCGACAGGCGCCAACCCGGCTCCTGCGCTTCCTGCTGGCTACCTTCCTGGCGACATGCTGGTGGTGGTCGCCACATCGACCACGGCCTACAGCGCCACGCCACCGGCCGGCTACACCAATCTCACGCTCCAGACGACGAGACCGATGCTCTCGGTCTGGTACAAGTTCGCGCAAAACACTTCCGAGTCCGCTCCCACCCTGACCAATGCCGGCACGACGTCGGTGGCGGTCATGCTGGCGTATCGCTTGATCGACTCGCAAGAGGTCACAGGCTCCATTGGCAGCGGCACCAGCACGGCGCCGGCCACTGTGAGCATCACGATCGACGGCGACGACGATCTGGTGTGCAGCATCTACGGCGTGACCAGCGGCACCGCAACGACGTGGACCGCGCCGGGCAGCACGAACTCGCGCTCGAACATTGCGCCCACCACGACGCTCACCGGCATCTTGGTGGTCGATGAAGACGTCACCACAACGACCACGACGGTTCGCACCGCCACGCTTGGCTCCTCGCTCGCATGGCAGTCGATTGCCATATCGGCCGCGTCATCCGGCGGTCCAAATCAGAACGTGCCGGACCCGTGGCCGTGGGAGGAGGAGCGCGAAAACAATTCCGAGTGGTTCGAGGCTGAATGGGATCTGTTCGAGCCGAAACCGTTTGTCGCCACGCGACCGCTGAACAATTCCGAGGAGGGCCACTACGACTGGGAGGCGTCCGACTGGGGCGCGGAGTGGTTCGAGGACGGATGGGCTCTGTTCGACCCGGTATCGGTGCCATCGCAAAGGCCGCTGAACAATTCCGAGGAGGGCCACTACGACTGGGAGGCGTCCGACTGGGGCGCGGAGTGGTTCGAGGACGGATGGGCTCTGTTCGACCCGGTATCGGTGCCATCGCAAAGGCCG